TACCATCTGATTTAAACCACAAACCTGCTATGGAGCTATTTTGACTAGATAGATCTTTGTTTTGATTATAAGAAGCAGTGCTTAAATCCCAAGCACTAGATAAGTTATATTCATAAACCTCATCATCAACAGGATCTGCAACATAGAGTTTTGTACCGTCTGGTTTAAAAAATACACCAACAACCTGCGTTGCTTGAGAACTTAAATTTACCCGCGCTGAAAAACTATTACCCGCAGTTGTTAAATTATAAGCAGAACTTAGATTGTAGGCATACAAATAAGGAGTTGATGTTGGTGAAGGAAATATAAAAACTTTTGTTCCGTCATTATTAAATGCAACTAAAGAACTTTCGTCAACTGAAGCAGAATATTCACTTGTTCCTACGGCTTGAGGCCAACGACTAGCCGTTGCCCCATTAAATGAAAAATCATTTAAGTCCCATCCAGAAGAGGCTGAGTTTGATGCAGCTTGGATGAGAGCATTTACAATAAAACTCATTAACTCATATCCTGTCCTGCGGTGAAGGAGTACCATGTACTACCACCATCAGTAGTAAAAAACGCATAAATATCAATATCACCACTACCTGTTGAAACCGTAGGTTCTGTGCCGCCTGAAAATTTAAAACTAGCAGGCCATGTAATTGTTCTTGTAGAGGAGTCTTGAATCACTCGTAATGTAAAACCGTAGGCTGTTCCTGAAGCGGGAGGGTTTGAAACGGTAAGTGTAGTAACGTTTTCAGACAGAGTAACTTGAAAAACATTTGCTGCTTCGCAATCAATTGTAAGCGTTCCACTTGATGAGCTTACAGTTGCATACGTTTCGTTATAACTTTTTGCTTTTAGTTCTTCTGAAAGAGTAACATCACCGTTCGCATCTGCGGTAACTGTTTTACTAGCTTGTGATGTTCCTAATGTAGTAATATCATTGTAATTTACTTCTGTAGTACTTGCCGTAACGCCTAAATCAGCGAGAACCGAAACACCTATGGATACAACCGCTGCACCAGAGCCTGCGCCATTCGCATATATTATTCCAGTTTCGCCGTTTGTAACAGTGACGTTTGAACCAGATCCTTGAGAAAAAGTACAATCTTGACCGCTGTTATTGTCAACAAAATAAAATTTCTGTGCATCATTAGGTGCAATTGTAATGGTACAAGCTTGAGTGGCTCCGCTTAAAATAAGAACTTTATACATGCCATCAGAAAGCGTTCCATCTGACGTAGTAAGAGTATGGGCCGCACCTGAACTAGAAAGATCTATCGTCCCAACACCGCTGTTGAGCCTATCTATTATATCAAAATTTGTATTGGTGGTTGTACCCCAAGTACCAGATTGTTCTCCAGTAGCTATTTTTTCTATGCCACCATTGGTTGTATATGAACTAGGCATTTATATCACCTCTATGCTGCAATTTCTGTCCATCCTGTGCCTGGACTTGGTTGTATCTCACTATAGCTTGTTTCTGCGTCTGGAGCAATTGTAGTATATTCAGTATTTGGATCAGGGATTACTCTACCCCAAACAATAACTTGACCTATTGCGCCTGTCGCAGCAATACCTGTAGGGAAAACTACCGCTTTCCCTGTAACTGTTACATCATTTACCGCGCCCGTTGCCTCAACACCAGTAACATTCGCAGTTGTATTTATTTTTATAGTTACTGTGCCAAGCCCTAATGTTCCTGTAACTCCATCAGGAGAAGCCAAAGCATCACCAGTTACGGTGACATCATCAATAGCTCCAGTAGCAGATACGCCATCAAGTGAAAAAACGGCATCCCCTACTACAGTTACATCATCAATAGCACCAGTGGCAGAAACTCCATCAGGTGATACAATCGCATTTCCAACGGCAGTTGCATCACCGACTGAATTGACCATTTCTAAACCAGTGATGTCTATAATCGCATCACCAGAAACAGTTACATCACCAATAGATCCAGTGGCAGACACCCCATCAGGTGAAACATTCGCACTAGCCACTACACTAAATCCAGAACCAAGCTGTGTCGTAGCAGCTACGCCTGTAACGCTTAAAGTAGAATTAGCGGCAACGCTCGAATCACCTATGTTGCCAGTAAGAGCAGGAGAAGTTACTCCAACAATAAGAATATTTTTACCTGTGGCATCACCCATCTGCCCCGTTGCAGATACCCCTGTAACGCTTACGGCAACATCGGTTCTACCTTGATCAGCAAATGCAGATTGGGCAAAAGTAGCGGAACCGAACATTTATTATTCCTTTTTTAATTAAACTTCATCTAAAACTGAAGGACGCACCGCTTTTACCTCCTCTATACTAGATGCAGAATCAATTGATGAATCTGCGGGAGCATCTCTTAATCTTGTTTTTTTTGCAGCAATATCCGCAATTTTATCGGTATCGTTTACTTCTAAAGCTTTCATAAACTCAATGTCCAATGATTGAAGTTTTTCAAACCTTTCAACTCGAATGAATTGACGCTTTAGCTCTTTAGCTCTATCTAAATTATACTGTATCATTTAGGGGCAACTCCGTACAATAAATTTATTAATTCTTTATCTAATTCTTCTTTTGTTTTTTCAGAACCGTCTTCGTTTCGTAAAGGCACCAAATACCCTGCATCCGCATCTATTCCATTTTCTCCTCCTACACCATCTGTAAGAATAGAATCATCACATGTCCATGAATTGCGATAATCATCGTCATCATCAAGATTTAATTCAGATGTTAAAACTATTTTGTAAGGATGTCCTGTAGGAACATCTTTGTCTGCAATTTCTTGAACGGTTAATCCACAATTATCCGCAGGGGATACAATAATTAATACTTCTTCTACCGATTTATATAAAATTCTATAATCAGAATTTGCCATGTTATTTCCTTATGTCTTAAAAGCTAAAAGTGAACAGTTTGTTTGGTTACGCCTACTTCCATAACTGTCTACACTTTGTATATCTATATAACTTGCGCCACGCTGATAAACCATATCAATTGCATTATAACCTCCAGAGATATATGATTGAAACATTATAGCTGCTGCACGATAATCGGTAAAGTTACCTTGAAATGCAGTAGTCCAATTAACTCTAAGAATTCCTGTACCTTGATCTGATACGCTTGAAGTTCCTGTTTCCCACTGACTAATACTAGCGTTTGTGCTAAACCTTACTGCGCCTACAACATCGCACTCATCTACGTCTTGTGTCCCTCCAGAAGTAGAAATAAGTGTATGATAACCTGGATTACGCAATAACCCATAAAAATAGCTATTGTAATATACATTAGTCGTGTAAATACTTACCCGCGTTTGATTGCTTGTGTGATGGTAATTGTATCTCTGAAGCATACGATAGCTATAAGTGTTGCTTGTATAAGGAGTTTGTGCTGACGAGATATTACAGGCATCCCAAGATGTTGTGCGATAACCCTGAGTCGTACTGTCAAAGTTAAAAATATAATGCCCTGTAGATGAATAGGATACGCTTGATACACCGTGCGATCCATATATCGTTGTTCCATCGGCAGCACAGGTGGCAACAGGGTTTTCTGACATATTACAACCTAATCATAATGCGCCCATGAAATCATGGACATGTGATTAATTGACCAATCTCTTCCCGATCTGTAAGCATTGTACCTGTGCTTGCATCTGGTAGAGCTAGTATTTTGTTCATAGCCATACTTGTAGAAGTACAACGCAGAAGTTCCGTAACCGTAACCAGACTGCCTATTATCTGTGCCTTGATGCAAGCAAGGGTTAGATCCTGTACTTAGAGCAGTACTGTAATTCCATCTATAATCAGCAGTGCCTACATATGAAAGAGAACTTACGCCTGTTGATTTACTGGTTTGTAAACTGCTTTTCCAAAGACCAATAGCATGAAGCTTACCCTTACGTTGTTTTCCGTAGAAATCAGACATTGAAATTGCACCACTAGCAGGCAAATCATCTACAGCATCATAATATTCACTTAAAGTAATCGGATTAGACCCTAAAAGTTCTGTTTGAAGCTGACTAAAAGAAATTGCACCAGAGGATTGCAGCGTCATGCCTTATCCTCCTTGAGTTGGCGTACTTCTTCTTTTAATTCTTTAATTGCTTCAATGAGCAACGGAACAAGTTTTTCATACTGTATTGTTTTATATTCAGGATCAACTGGCGCAGGTTTTACTACCTCTGGCATTACCGCTTCAACTTCTTGAGCAGATACACCAACTTGTAGGGCATCGTTATCGTACCCTAATTCTTTAGCCTTGTCGTTTTCGCGGAAATAATAACCGTTGAGTTTGCTAACCTTATCTAAAGCACCGTCAATCTTGCCTTCAAAGTCCTTTAATCGTTCATCTGAATAGTAGGCAGTGATGTCGCCTGTAGCGGTTAGTGTACCTGCGGCTGCGGCTCCTCCACTTACTGTTGAGAAAGTAATCGCACCATTATAATAAAGATCTACTGCTCCATTATTAGTCATTTTAATGAAAGCTTCGTTTTCAACATCATTAAAAAGATAACTTGTGGTTGAGTTGTCATGCATAAACACAATACGACCACCAATGCTGTAACCTTCGTATCCAGTATGCGCCCCACCATCAATTTGAATAGAGCCATAGTCACCAGAAACAGGTTGGAAGTAGCCGTTGCCATTGTCACCTAATTGAACGCCACTACTGTCTACTTTTACTCTTTGACTATTCCCCGTGACAATGCGGAAGCTGTTAGCAGCATCGAACTGTAAGTAAGTGTCATCATCCCCTTGATGGTATATTCCACTACTAAGCCAAAGATTTTGCCACCCATATGACGAATTCCCAAGAGTAAAATAATCATTTGCCCAAGGTACAACATTGCCTTGATTCCATACTGTGTTGGATGTAGCTGACGTTCCATTATTAGGGCGCAAAGACAAATGTGCATTTGAGTGAAGTTCAACATTGCTTCCACCATTTGCAATCTTACCAAACTGAGTGCCACCATCTTTAAAATAAATATAACTACCGTCGGCATCAAGAATAATATCACCACCAACATCAAAAGTCAGATCGCCTGCATCAGAGATAGTTGAGCCACTTATTGTGATGTCACCAACGCTTAATGTATTTCCAATTACAGCTTTGCTATTACCTTGAGCTAAAGCTGAAACACTAGTCACGGCAGAAGCAATTTTAGGCGTGAGGGTGTTTGACCCAGAGTTTACAATACGACCATTAAAATATGCGCCAGTTGTTTCGTGGTAAGCGTCAGGGTTTGTAATCTCTAATGCAACGTAACTTACAGAACTATAAGTAAGTGTAACTAACCTTGCTGACGGTTGACCTGCATGTGCAACACCATGCCCCATAAGACTTCCAATAGGTGCAGTTGAACTGCCTGAACTTACAATCATATTCCAACTACAAGCGTGTTTGAGGGCGCTTGTTCGGTCCATTGTAATTGTACCGTTAACGTCATTGCTTCCTGCATTAAGACAGAGCAAAATATAAACAGGACTTGCATTATCCGCTGCATCCATCTCAAATCTACGATTGATGAAATGGTTTTCTTGCATAGAAATGTAATTGTCACCGTTGATGCTTACACCTGTGGCTGTTGTAGAAAGTTTGGCAGTGTTATGAGAAGAGTAATCATAATATAAATCAACAGCACCATCTTTATGCGCTCTTAGCATAGGGTTGATGTTTCCAACCTCACCAAGAGAAACATAGCCATCTGCTTGAATGTACAAATTACCACTATTATTAGCCTGTCTTACAACTCCATTTGTACCATCACTGAAAATTTCTACATCAGACCCTGCTCCAAATAAGGCTTTACTAGTGTCACCTAATTTTATGTCATGGTTAAAAGTAGCAGTACCTGCATCTGACATATCAAGGGTGAGGGCATTTACATATGAACTACCATCCTTGCCTTGAAGTATAATGTCACCATCAGAAGTATCTGACTGAAAAACAAGATGACTGCTAGATTGATATATAGTTCCAAATTGTGTGCCATTATTTTTAAATCTAATATTTCCACCATTAGCATCTAATGATATGACTCCACCAACGTCTAAGGTAAAGTCACCACCATCAGATATGGTTGAGCCGTTTATTGTGATGTCATCTACAGTAAGAGTCGTTAGTGTACCAAGGCTTGTGATGTTAGGTTGTGCAGCCGTTGTGACTGTAGCTGCTGTTAATGCGCTGTTGGCATTAGTAGCATTGGTAGCAACCCCACTTAAATTAGCTGTAATAGTACCTGCGCTAAAATCACCTGATCCATCACGAAAAACTATTGTGCTTGCCGTGTTTGAGTTGGTAGCGTTTGACGTAACGGTAAAAGTAGCACCTTCGGCACCCGCTGAACCAGACAAACCATTACCACTAACAGCACCTGTCGCAATATAATTTCCAGATGTATCTGTACCAAGAACTACATCATTATTATAGGTTGTCGTAATACTTACATTACCTGAACCGTCTACGCCTGTAGCTGAACCTGTAACATCTCCTGTAAGACTTATAGTTCTGGCGGTTTCCCAAGCTGTAGCAGTATCGGCATTACCTGTAACATCCCCTGTGACATTACCTGTGACATTACCTGTTAGACTTGCTGTAACTGTATTAAAAGTTGGACTTGCTGTTGTGGCTACATCTTGGCCTATGGCTATGTCATTTGTATTAACAGTAACCCCTGTTCCTGCACCCGCTGCAAACGTTGTGCCGCTTAACGTTAAACCGTTCCCCGCAGAATACACGGTGGTTTCCGCAACTTCGGCAAATACAATATTTGTAGTTCCAAAAGTAATAGCTCCAGACGTATTCATTACGTCCAAATGACCTGCGTTTGTATTACCTTCTTTTATAAAAAAAGCGTCACCCTGTCCAAAAGCATCAGGATCAGAAGGTCCGTAACTATCTGCATCAGTTGCTCTTGTAAGAACAAAATTACTACTCGCTGTGCCCACGGTTGTAACCGTATAAATGCCATTATGAGCAGCACTTGTTTGCTCACTTACTAAAACCCTGTCTGCACTGGATAACGTTACACCGTCAATTGAGATGGCTGCTTGAGTCCCTGCGTTAGTAAGAGTTGCTCCTACTCCAGAAGATCCATTGCTATATGTTGCATTTAAATTACCTGTAGTCTGAACTCTTACAGGGGCGTGATAATGAAGACCCGCCGCAGCAATTGTGTCTACATACTGCTTAGTGGCAGCTTGTAAAGCAGACTGAGGATTTCTAATTAAAGTAACATCACCCGAAGCATCGAAGAAAACTGCCTTTTCCGCAGGCTGTGTGATAAACACCTCCGCATTACCCGCAGTAAGGTTAATAGCGTTATTGGAGTTAGAACTAGCTAAAATAGTGGTTCTTGCAAGAGTAGTTCCAGAAGCCGTAAACGTACCAATTCCAACCTCAAAAGAACCTGTGCTAGATTCAATCAAAGAATAGTAAGTCGTATCATTATTTGATAGCGCAGAAGAAAAAGCCTGAAACCCTGTTACGGCTCCCGCCAATGTCAAGGTTCCAGTTCCTGTAGTTGAGGTTGTTTCCTTAACTCTGTTTTTAACAACTAAAGCCATCGCATCAACTCCTAAAGTTTAAGCTATGCGAATTATAGCATTACTCGCATCTGCTGTTGGAAAACTAATTTGGAAATCACCTGCGGTGGATGTTTTATCTGCACCAAAATCTAGAACAGCTACTGTATTTGTTGTGCCAGAACCTGACCCCGTAGTAGTGTTATAAATCAAAGCGCCTCTAGCTGTAATCGTTGCAGAGGTAAAGGTAAGGTCTGCAAAATCACAAAATGCTGTAGTTCCTGAAGTAGTTGGCGTTACAGTTGTAAGAGTTCCGCCGCCTGCGGAATAAGAACCAGACGCACTCACTTCATTTGAAGTTGTATAAGCTGTGGTTGTCGCAGTAAAAGCAGCACTGTTTGTGTACAAAGCTAGTTTAAAAGTATCACCACTAGACGCGGTAAAATCATGTTTCGCTTGAAGCACTTCTTGTTTAAAAGATGTGCACATTGCGTTTCCTGAAAAGGCCATGTTAAAGTCTCCTTATAAGTTCAGCCAGTTGGGGATGACCTGCATCCGTAAGTGCATTATATACACTTGTGCGGTCACTTTGAACAGCCTGTTGCATATAATGAGCAATAAGCTTTTCAATGTCTTTAGCAAAAGCATGAGCTTGATCTCTAACCCCTGGATGAGTGTTTTCAGAAATAGAAATTATTTTTTTAACACATTGCTCTGCTAATTCTTCAGGAGTAAATCCCCTGTTATTCGTTGTATTCACACTCACGAGAACTTTATCTCTTGGAATATCCATACTTGCCGTAAACATTATTGTTTCGCCCTTATCACTTTACCTGTTCTATATTCGTCTGTTGTATCTTTAGCTTCTCCCAACATTTTAACGCCTGCTAAAGATTCTTGGAACCTTTTATCGTAAACCGCCATCATATCTTGCTCACCCTTCATATAAACGTAAGCTTCTGTTAATGCACCATATAATAATGCTATCTCTGCATTTATACTTAACCATGTAGTGCCGCTATCTGCTCCTACAGTTAAACTTGCAGGTCTATGAAAATAATGAAGCTCGGCATTATAGGCTGCATCTGGTGTAGGCCCTAACAAAAAATTGTTTACATCAAATTGAGCATAATATCGTGGAGCACCCGTTGTAGTAGGGTTCGGCGTATAAGTTTGTAAAAAGCTAGGATCTTTAAAATCTATAAAAAATTTATCGCCATTTGAACCTGATAAACTTAAAGAAAAAGGTGCTAAAAAATCAGAAGGGCAAGCTAAATATTTATTTGATGCCGTAGTTGTCGCCGCAACATTTTTTCTAAATATACTTAATTGAACGTTTTTTAATATTCTTTCTTCAGACTGCCTTATGAACAAAGGAATATTGGTCACAAACGATGTTTCGTTGTTTTCCGTATAATCTTGTATAGCCGTTTTAAGTTGTCCGTATGTAAAGCTCATGTCATCACACTATTGTTATATTTCCTACCATACTACTATGACTTGTGCATTGATACACTAAAGATGTATCGCTAGGTTCATGTGGAACGATAAATTGTGTTAATCCTGTTGTTGAATTATAGTTGTCTGTAACGCCCGTAGTAAAAGCTGAACCCCCGTTGGACGTTCTAATCTGTAAAGGATGGCTTCCTACGTTAGCCGTATTGTCAATTAAATAGGTGTGTCCTTTATAGAAAGTAAAGTTTGGATTGTCTCCAGACGTAGCGCCAGGACCAGTAAACGTGTATGCAGATGATCCGTTTGTCCCCGCTGTATATTTAGTAACTGGTCCAGTTGTTTCATCGTTAAGTCGAATCCACGCACCGCCGTGCGCAAAATATAATCCGCCAGTTGCATGAACATGAGCTACAGCTCCGTGATATGTAGAAGCACTTGGAAGATCACTCAAATTAGCATAATAAAATACAATTTTATTTGCACCAGAGCTTACATTTATAACACCATTTGCATCTATAATATCAGTAAGAACATTAGAACTATTACCTAATGCAGCATAAATCTCATTAAAGTTATCGTTAATTTTATCTGCACCTACACGAAGAGTATCACCCGTTCCGTCATTTGCAGAAGAACCAATGCCTACTATTTGTTTTGCCATCTTTTACCCCTCATCATATGTTTGTGCAGTTGAATCTAATGTTTCACTAGTGCTATCAAAAGTTCCTGCGTCATCAATTACGGTCACACTATTAATAGAAATTGTTCCTTGTACACCTGTTGGACTAACCGTTACTCCTGAGACAGATGTAGTCGTTGTTATTATAACAGTTCCAACTCCACCCTGCGCAACAAGATTATTTGCAGGTGTAATTCCAAGTATGTCCCTAAAACCAACAGGATCATAGCCATATTGTATGTCTCTTTGTTCTTCTAAATTCTGTTCTGGTCTTGGGTCTTTTATTGCTTGGGGATCAGGAATAGCCCTAAGTGGCTGTAATTGAGGGTGTTTTTCTTCCCACTCATCTCTTCCAACAAGTAAGCCATTCCACTCTTTGCGCATATTTTTTAACCGATATCTGAAGCCAGATCGGTCTGATATGCCAAAAGCATGCTTTCCTATTGCAAATTTAGACAATTCTATAGTTCCTCAAACTAGGTGTAATTTGAAAAGAAGCGCGATCCCTGTCTTCATCAATCGCTCTTCTCATTTCTTCTTCATATACTGATTTTAATAGTTGGATTCTGTCTGGAGCACGTTTTAAAGACATATAATAAGCTAATCCTGCGGCTAAACATGGATAAAATCTGAACGGTACATCCATTGTATTAACTTGGTTATCGGCATCATTAATTCTGGTTAAAGAATCATAGACCAAAACATCTGTACTATTATCTGGAAGAGGCCATATTTTTAAATTTGGAGTTATCTGCCTATCTAAAAAAAATTGAGTTGGCCTTCCAGTAGTTGTTTTTGTGGGAATTGCAAGATATTCATCACGACTAATTCTATCCATTGTGTAATCCGTCCCGCTTCTACGAACAACAACTGACAAAACATCTATAACATCTGTCCCTAAATCATACTCTCCGTCTGAAGAAGTAACAGTTTGAGTTCTTTGTTTTATAGTCCACTGATTAAGACCACGATTTGCCCAATCAGCAAGCATTAAATTAAGAGATCTTTTAGCTGTTTTTAGGTCATAACCTGTACGAGCTTCTAAACCACAACGCTCAAAAGCTTCTTCTATGTATTCAGCTACATCTAATTCAAAGTCGGTTGATCCTGATACAGCCATTTTTATTCCTCATTATAAAGATTATCAAAAATGCGATTTACGTCTAATGTATAGTCTAAATCACTTTTTGAATAGTGTATATGTTGTGAAGGTTTAAAGTCAGGCGCACCCTCTCCCGCAGCAAACCATGCAGGATGCGTTACTCTTACTCTGTTATTTGGTAAAGCTACGATATTACCTGTCCACTCTCCCGCGTCCAGTAGTTGTAAAACGTGACTTTGTTTGTGTTGTGCAGGATCGTCTGCTATCTCGCTCTCTGCGTAATCAACTGTAAAAAGATACTTTGCAGGATGCATTTGACCATCTACCTTTGCCAACCAAGGGCATGGGGTAGCACGATCTATTACATAAACTGCATGATTATACGAAGCACAATCCCAAGGCTGTGCATCATAAGTTTCCATTGGTTCAGGCCATTCATCTAAGGGAATGTCGGCAACTAACGCGGTTATGGGCATTCTAGCCCACATTGCTCCACCGTGTACTGTGTCCTCTTCTTCACCTTCAGCTTCACTACCAGTGAAGATAACCTGAAAGCTAAGACACCTGTTTGGCATTGACGTAACACCAACAACCATAGCATGTAGAAATTCGCCGTGATAATCCTCATGGTTATGAGTATATTCACGACGAACCCATGCCTTAAAATAAGGTACGTTACTATGTAAATATGGCATATTTATTTTTTAACTATCTTATATCCTGTAGGGAGCACTGCTTTTGCAGCAGCAAGTGATTTTTTACCGCCAGTTGCGCCACCCTTTTTCATCATCATAGGCTTTTTACCACCTGCGGCTCCACCCTTCATCATTCTCTTGGGCTTCTTGCCGCCTGCGGCACCACCCTTGTTCATTCTTTTTACTTTACCACCGCTACGGTAGCCTTTCTTTTTCATCGCCATAATAATTCTCCTTTCAGGATTGTTTAACCGCACCTTTTGTGCGCTTACGTCGATTCTTCATAATTGCACCGCATCCTCTTGCTACGGCTGTGCCTTTTTTGGCCTTCCCTTTGAACGGCCTTTTGGCTTTCGTTTGTTTGATTTCGCCGCCTTTTTTTGCAAATTTGACTTCTGCGGCTTTAGTGTTTTTGACAAAAGTTTTGCCTTTTTTACCTGCACTTTTCTTTTTTCGGGCAGTGGATGCTCTTTCTTCCTTTGAAAGACTATTTGCTTTATTCTTTGGAAGACACCTATCAGGGTTCTTTTTATCTTTTGAAGTGCCACACGGACCTTTGATACTACCATCGGTTCCTATCCTCACCCATTGCTGATCTCTCCATTTTTTAAGAGCACCCATTACTTTTTCTTCTTTCCTTTAGCACCTTTAGCGTAGTTGGGGTCTTTGCAGTATTTAGATGCCGCCATGTTTGCATACGCTGAAGGATAGGTATCAAAAGTACGTTTTGCCCATGCCTTACCCTCTGGACAAATCTTACTACCTTTTGATTTAGAAGAAGCTTTTCCACCTTTTCTATAATAAGTTAAGCCTTTTGGCGTTTTATTCTTTAAAGGTGGCTTGGATACTTGTTCGCTCATTTGCGCCCTCGACATTGCCATAATTTCTCTCCATATGTTCTTTAATAAAGCTAATTTGAGAGGCCATAACCTCTGTTCTTTTGTCTACTGCAATAAGGGTTTTTGTAACCCAATCGGCCCAACTATAGCCAACACCACCAACACCTATGATAAAGGCTGTTGCAAGAGCTATCGTGACTTGTTTGCTCAACACTTCCACCTTTTTCTCGCTTGTCTTAAACGTGAATTAGGATCTTTAGCTGCTTTTGGAAATTTCTTCATTTGACCTGCGGAACGAGCGCAAAATGACTTACGCCTTTTTGCAGCTTTACTTCCAGGCTTTACTTTGCCAGTTACCGCTGTTTTTAACTTTGATCCTGGGTTTTTTCGCCTATAAGAAGCGACACCTGCCTTAGTCATTCCCGCCCCAGATTTAGTGGAGCGGAAATTCTTTTTGTTTCTTGCAGGCATTTTGTCTCTTTTACGAGCCATGTTGCACCTTTAAGACAGAAAGAGCGTCAATTGATTGCTACTTCCTGTAAACGCACTAACATACGCACCACTTGTGGCAAGTATTCCATCATCTGGAATGTTTATTTGATGATAACCTGTTGGAAATGTTTGTGTAAGTAACGTAGCACCTGAACCGCTTCCATCTTTAATTGTAAACGCTCCTGCCGCGTCTGCAAATATTACAACTTGACGAATGCGTGAACGTGCAGGACCAACAACAGCCGCAGCACTTCCTTGTGTATGATTAAATGCTTGTACTGGACCTGCCATACTAGCCTCCTATTACGCTAGGTTATTGTTTTGCTGATACAGAATTGTAAAACGAACTAAACCCGCATTTGTTGCGGCAGAAGCAGTAACAGTCAAACGAATATCCGCTGTTCCTGTGTCTTGCCAAGCTAATGCAGCGCCTGCTTCTGTAGTTGGATATTTACGACCCGCAGTTGTTCCGCTTGCAAACGTGTTTAAAATAGTAGCAGCGCCACCTACAGTATCACCGATGCTCAAATTTGTTGTTGCGTTGGCAGCAGTAATAACATCAATAACACAGTCAATTATCTGAGAGTTTGCAGGAATAACAACGTTTGTAACAGACGCGGCTAATGCACCGCCAGATAAATCTGCTGAAAATGTTTGTGCCATAACAACTTGACCGACATTTGCAATGTCAGAACCAAGAGTTGTTCCTGTTGTATTTTTGATTGTTCCTGCCTTTATAGGGCCAGAAAAAGTAGTAATACCCATGTCAATCTCCTGTCTTGGGTTGTGTCAGCAGCCCAATGCCGCTGTCAGGGATAACCACACAATACCACATATTTAACAAAAAGAAAGAGATAGTGTTTTTAATCTTAATTATATAAAATCAAAACATTAATTAGGGAGAAAAACATGGAAAAAGATCAAAGTATTGTAGTTTGGCCTACACCTATTTATCATAGAAAACTTGATGCGTCAGATCAAAGCGAGATTAAAAGATTATTAGATCCGCATATTAATGACGAGATTATGGATGAAAACGCTTTTCGTTTAAGTAAACAAAAAAGTTCAATTAGAAATACCAAGAATTCTGAACTTCCTTGGGAACAATACATTAACTTTTTGCGCCCACATTTTGATAGTTTCTTTGAACTTTTAAGACCTATGCGAAACTTTGAAATAAAAATTGGCTCTACATGGATAAACCAATACGAGGTCGGACACTTTCAAGAGACACACGACCATGCTTTTCGAGACATAACATTTAGTTGCATATATTACTATGAACTTCCTTATCAACCAGAACCTGCGGGAAAAACTTTTTTTATAAACCGATACGGTGCAGAAACAAAATATACTAATCTTAATTATATATTTGATTTTTTTAAAGACCATGAAAAGGTAACATTAGATGCCTCAACTGGATCGTTTGTGATTTTTCCTGCATGGCTTCAACATTTTACTGTGCCTACAGATAAACCAAGAATTACTATTACAACTAACGTTCAATTAAACCCAACAGAACAGATAGAATACTAAAAGAAAGAGGCGACTCGCGCCGCCTCTAAGTTTAAGGAGTAAAAACATGAAAAATGTTAATACTCTATCTTAACACAAATTATGCTCCAGGGGAACCAAATACGCAACGTGGGTCGCTAAAGCCAAAGCTATAACGCTCACGAGCTTTGAATCTCATGTTTCCTGTATCAAAATCTGCTTCCATATTTGTTCTCATTGGAGAACGCTCAAAGTGCTTAAAGCCATTTGGAGCGTCTGTTTTAATGAAGAACGCATCTGGGTCTGTCAAGAAATGGTTAACAGTGTAACCTTCTGGTAACATACCCATGTTACGGATTGCATTAACATCATTATCAGCAGTACCAACACGAAGAGTTGATTCCAACAAACGATCTGCAATAAATTGCAGTTGTGGTGGAATAATCAACTTAGTGCCACGCATTGCGACAATCATATTACGTTCATCAACGAATGTTGAGATGTCAATAAGAGCATTCTCAAGTGAAGTTTCGTTGAGGTCAGAAGCAGTTGCTAACTCATTACGGAACGTACCACCACCAGATAGTGGGTGCACGGTTGAACATAGCTCAACACCGTCACCGCCAGTAAAGTTTGCATCAAACGCATTGTTTAAAACAGATGCTGCTTTGATTTGCTTCGTGTGCGCCATTGAACGAGCTAATGCTTTTGTATAACGAGCGCCAAGGCGGTCATACAGATTATCTTCAACAGCTTCTTCCGTTAATGCGAAAGCAAGAGCTACTGTTTCGTGTGAATAACGAGCAGTAAACGCTTCATTTGCATTATCGAATTGTACACCTGCACCTTCGCTTTTGGTTGGGGCATTACCAAAGCCAACAAGCATTACCTCTTCTTCAAAAGCACGATCAGATGCCTCTGTGTCATAGATTTCTGCATGTTCACCTTCGTAACGTTCATACTCTATACCAAACAAAGCGTTAAGCCCAGGTTCTAGCTCTTTGACGAGCTGGGATCTTGAAATAGCCATAACTCAGTCTCCTTATGCTAGACCCGCAGTGCCAGCACTGAACAGGTGGTTGTTAATTTTGACAATTACATTTGTATTTGCCGATGATGCATCGCTATTCTCAGGATCTTGAGAAATATCGATTGCTTTTAGTGGTAGGGTTGCTACCGTACTATCCGCAGTTCCTACTTCTAACTCAATGCGAGAAGTACCAGATACGGTATCTCCTGCTGTTGCTAGAATATCGTAGTTACCTGCCAAGTCTGTTACTGGAAATGCAGCATCAGCTTGAACTTCAAACACTGCATTTGGATCATCAATCACGTTAGCCATGATATCAGCCGCATTTGTGCTTGCAGGATAGTGGTTTGAAAATCTTGGCTTTCCTGTGCTTGGATCAGTATATTCACAGCCGTTAAAAACGCCTAGAATAAATCCTGAACCACCTGCCGCAACTCTCTCAATACCGCCACCAGTTACCATTGCAACTAGATCACCCTGAAAAATAGAGGTGTTATAGTTTGCAGCAATTCGGTAACGATTTTGCTGTTGAGAGCTTATACTTGTACGAGCAGGACGAAGGCCAAAAGGTGCGTCTAAATTCGCCATCTTTAATCTCCATCAGATTTAGGTCGTGAGCCGAAACTCACACTTGATTTACGTTGTGGTGCCATTTTTGGCATCGCAGGGTTATTTTCGCGCATCCAATCACGATCAACAGCATCCATCTGATTTTGTGTAGTCTTCTGGTAGTGCTGATTGCGTTGATCTGCCAACTCTTGCGGAATACGAGCTAATACTAAACCGCCAACACCTATGATGCCTGCGTTTCGCCCCTCATCTACAACTGGACCTGTATAACCTGGATATTCCTCTGCACGAACGAGATCATATCCTTCTTGCCGCCGCTTATGGACGTTAGTTTTGTCATCAAACTCCATCACTGATTCTCTGATCCAACGATGCTTATATCCTAAAGGGGGTTCTGGAGCTTCTAAGGCTGTTCCTGGCCTCCAAACTTTACGTTCTTGACTTTCCCGCGTTTGTGTTTCGCGTGAGGTACGATCAGCCATCAATCTCTCCGATTCTCTAGTTTTTGCACTTCTTGTGCATATTTTTCCAAGGGTATACCTAGTTTTTTAGCCAAAGCTACTTGTCCAGGGTTCAAATCCACCTGTTTTTTCCGCCCATTTACCAGAGAACGAGTTCCGTTCCCAGATGGAGTGACAGACTGAGCGTTTTTCTTGCCACTAGCAAACTTATTAGGCATTTCACGGCGCATACGAAGATCTATTTCTTTGTAATAATCATCAGTTTGAGGATTAAAACCTTCTTCTGCGACTAAAGATTCGTGAATTGCTCTTGCAGCACTTGTCATAACCTTATCTGTGCCAAACCATGTATTCTTTTCCAACCATGAATCCAATTTTGGATCACGTTGTTGCTGAACAGGCTGCGGTTGTTGTTGTTGCTGCTGTTGCATTTGCGCCTCAATTTGAGCTTGTCTAGCTTGCTGTTGAGAGCGTTGTTTTTGTAATCGAAGACGCTCTTTTTCAATAGCAACTTGTGATATTGCTGTTTGAGCATCTGCTAATTTTTCATAATCTCCTGCTTCATGTGCTTCTGCTAATGCACGTTTCGCTTGAGCTTCTTGAGTTGTAACTCTTCCCTCATATTCAGACATGTATCCCTTGTCTAAATTAGAAAGTCTTTTTTTGTAATCTTCGTTTTGAGCTTGAACTTGCTGAATATATTCAACCGCAGCTTGAGCTTCTTCTTCAGCTTGGCGACGAGCAGCAGTTAATTTTCTAATACGTTTTTGAACATTTTCACTATAATTGGTGAGTTCATCACTTTCATTCTGAATATCTTCTTGATTTTCAGATTCATTATCTGAAGAAAGCTCAACAGTATCTTGACTTTCATCTTCTATTTCTACTGATGTTACTTCTTCAATTTCTTTTTCTTGGGCTTCTGCCTGCATAACAAAAACTCTCCTCTGTTATCTTATACATACGAAATGTCTTTGGGGTCAAGTATCGTAGCTATAATATTATCGTCATTTATAATACGAACCTCAAGTCCTTCCACTTTAAACCTATTTCCCGCATATCTTCCTATAAGAACCCAATCTTTTTCAGAACACCACGAACCAGTTGGGAATTTCTGGGAGTCTTGGTATGCATCGGGGCCAAGTTTTACAACATATGCTGCTACTGTTGCAAAGGCTTCTCTGTCTCTAACTGCATCAGGAACATAAACACCACCTTTGGTTTTTTCACTTGGGTAATACGGAATGATTAACATTCTGTATCCAGTTGGTTGTGGAAGACGCTCTAAAGCTGAAGCTTCCATTTGAGAAGGATCATTCTCGTTCTTGCTTTCTTCTTTATCTTTTCCAAAAGCAGTCTTTATAGGCGTAGGAATGTTTTCCATATCCTTTGGTTTTCTTGCCATACTTTCAGGCACATACAGTTTTTTACTCATCTGATAGCTCAATATTTCTCATTGCTGTTCTGATTTCTTCTTCCATAAACGTCAAACCTTTGATCTGCCCAACTGCATACTTGTAGTCATCAAACGAACCAATGTTACCTGTGCCTAAAGACACCTGTATGTCATCACGGCGTTGACGTAACTTTTTGTAGAGGTATTCAGCTAGATTTAGTGCGTCCATGCGATCTCCATACTAGGACATTATACAATCTATCGGAGAATACAAGTATTTA